CCGCTGATCGCCCAGGGTGAGATGGGGCCGCATACCACCAAGACGAGCTCCGGTATGGCGATGCTGATGAACAGCTCGAATATCGTGCTNCGCAAGGCTGTCAAAAACTGGGATGACGATATTACCCGGCCGCTGATTACCCGGTTCTACGACTGGAATATGCAGTTCAGCGAGAAGCCTGAGATCAAGGGTGATTTCAGTATCGAAGCGCGTGGATCTGGCGCGCTCCTGGTACGCGAGAAGCAGCAAGAAAACCTGATGATTTACTCCAACCTCTCGATGTCTGTGCCTGAGTTTAACAAGCGCCGTGATTGGGCAGAGCTCGACCGGGAGATTGCTAAGTCCCTCGAGGTGCCATACGACCAGATCACACTTGGCGATGAAGAGATCGCAGAGATGGAAGCCCAGCAGGCCGAGATGATGGCGATGCAGCAGGCTGATCCCCGGCAAGAGGCCGCTATGCTCCAGACGCAACTGAAGCAAGTCGATCTACAGATACAGCAGCAGAAGCTAGAGCTTGATGCGGCGAAGGCAAATGCCGGCTTCGCACAAGACCAGGCAGAGCTGCAGACCAGAACAGCGCTCGAGCAGGCGAGGCTCGAACAAGTAGAGAGACTGGAGATAGCGAAGCTGGAGCTGTCAGAGCGCATTAAATTAGCTGAGCTCAACGCTAAATACACGATCAACACAGAGTCCTTGCAGGCTCGCGTGGCAATAGATTCAGAGAAGATCAGAACCGATCGAGATAAGGCGGCGGCAAATACCAACGTCCGTTTAACGGATGCTTCGTTACGCTCCCGCAACATCTCCAACGGGTTCGATACTTTTGGTTAATTGATGATTGACCCCCACTCTCTGACCTGGAAAGCGGTTAAGAAGTTTATCGCAGAGCAACGTGAGGACTGCGTGAATTACCTAATCGCTGATAGAGACTCAGAGCGACAGCGTGGAGCGCTGACCGTTCTCGAGAAGCTAGAGGGCTTGGCAGAAGCTGAGCCGGACAACAACTAACTAACTTTCATTAACCAAGGGCCTGCGGGCCCTTTTTTTATGGCCGCTCGAAGGAGCCGCTAGGGATATGTATGTCTGATCAAAGCCAAGAGCAATCCTTCGAGGATGCGTTCGATGAACTGGTAGATGGCCCGGCTGAAGCTGAGTCCGCTGCCGAAATACCGGAAACATCCGAAGCACCCGAAGAGCTTAATAGCCAGGAGAGTGATGATGCAGAGCTACAAGAAGGGCAAGAAGAAGAAGGGCAAGCCGGGCTACTAGAGCCGGAAGAGTCTGAGCCGGAGCCAGAAGAGGAGCCCGATCCTGCAGCGGAGCTTGCATCTGCTAGGGACGAGCTCCAGAAGTGGCAACACAAATACAACTCTGATCTAGGCAGGCAGAACGCCTACCAACGTCAGATCCAAGAAAGAGATCAACTGATCGCACAGTTACAAAGCGCTCAGTCGGCCAACCCCGGTGTGGTTAATAAGCACTGGGATACGTTGAAAGAAGATTATCCCGATATAGCGCAGGGCATTAGCTCTTTGCTTGAGGAAAAGGATTCGCGACACGCTAGAGAAATTGAGTCGCTGAGAAGCTCTATTGCGCCCATCCAGGCGCAAGCCCAGCAGTCTTTTGTTCAACAGCAATACTCAATGCTGGAGCAAGAGCACCCTGATTACGCTGAAGTAGCCGCTTCGCCTGAATTCAATCAATGGGTTCAGACGCAGCCGCACAATGTTCAGCAGATGATGGAAAGCGACAACGCGGGAGACGCCGCATATTTGTTGCGAACCTACAAGAATGAGAAGTCACCTGGAGTACAGGCGACCTCAGAACTGAAGCAGCGACGAGAGAAGCAGCTTCGCCAAGCGCAGAACGTCCCTTCCCGGGGAGGGCGATCTCAACAAGTCATGCCGCCTGATGATGATTTCGAGGCCGCGTTTGACTACTTCGCAGATCGCTAACCCACAAGAGACATCTGTATATGACTAACACCGCCCTACACCAGCGACGTAGAGATGCCTATTTGCCGCGCAAGCTGCAAGCCCAGGCTGATCTCCCTCTTTGGTTCGGTGAATTGTCAATTAAACCCAACCCTTAATTGCCAAATCAGTGATCCATATAAAGGAGATTAACCATGGCAACTTCTACCTATAGCAGCATTTCGCAGCGTACTAACGCTTACGCCGCGAAGGAAATGCTGGCACACGCCGAGCCGATCCAGTGCCTGGCTAAGTTTGGAATGCTCAAGCCCATGCCTAAGAACAAGGCGAACACGATTAAGTTTCGTCGCCCCGTTCCCCTGGCAGTGGCTACTACGGCTTTGACAGAAGGCTCTGCGCCGACTGCTAAGGCTCTGAGCTACGAAGATGTAACCGTTGCACTTTCGCAGTACGGCGATGTCGTTGAAATCACCGACGTTGTAAATGATCTTGCAGAAGATCCCGTATTGAAAGATGCGGCAATGATGTGTGGCGAGCAGGCTGCTGAGACGATCGAAACCCTGATGTGGGGCGTTCTTCAAGGCGGTACTAACGTGTTCTACGCTAACGGTTCAGCACGAAACGCGGTTAACACCGTTATCACGTTGAACAAGCAGCGCGCGATCACTCGCCAATTGAAAGGCAACCGTGGCAAGAAAGTGACTTCAATGCTGTCATCTTCTGTCAAGTTCAACACGAATGCAGTAGCGCCCGCGTTCATCGCGTTCGCTCACACTGACCTCGAGTCAGACATTCGTGGTTTGACGGGCTTCACCCCGACTGAGCAGTACGGGTCAATGCAAGCTCTGCCTTACGAGATCGGCAAGGTCGAAGATGTACGTTACATCCTCACCCCCGTCCTCGATTCCATTGGTGACGCCGGCGGCGCGAAAGGCTCGATGGTTTCCACTGGTGGAACCTCTGCTGACGTTTACCCCGTTGTTTACGTTGCAAAGGATGCCTATGGCCACGTTGCACTGAAAGGTGCTGAAGCCATCACCCCAACCATCATCAACCCAGGCCAGCTCGATAAGAGCGATCCTCTGGGTCAGAAAGGCATGGTCGGCTGGAAGTGCTACCACAAGGCTTTCATCGCTAACCAGTCTTGGATGTGCCGTTTGGAAGTGGCAGCTACTGCACTTTAAGTAGCAGCAAGCAGTAACCCTGGGGGCCTTCGGGCCCCCTTTTTATTAAGCCGCCTTCGGGCCGCAGGAGATCAAGATGTCAGACATCAATTTGTACAACCTATCCGTCGACGAACTTAAAGAGCAGGCGAGAATCCTGGGCATTGCCATCCGCGGTAACCCCAGCGCAGACACGCTACGAGAGAAGATTCGTCAGGCTGTGAACATCGAGCCGGCAGAGGGCGATAAGCCTGTTGCCGAGGAAGATTTAGACCGCAAGAAAGACTGGGTGACGATTGTTGTCCAGGAAGATGAAAACGACCCGCACCCTGTATTCGTTGGGGTGAACGGAAAGAATTATTGGATTCGTAGGGGCGAGCCGGTTCCAGTACCTCCCGAGGTAGCGACAGTGCTCGAGACTGCGAAGCAAGCAGGCATGGATTCCAAGGGTAAGCCCACCGTTAAGCACACTTACCCATTCAGCATAGTGAGGTGACATGAATTATTTGCAGCTCTGCCAACGGCTAGTACAGGAGACGGGGATCGCGTATGACGGCCCCGCTACGACTGTCGGCCAGGTTGGCGACATGGGTAGGGTTGTAAATTGGATTAACGATGCCTGGCTCAAAGTCCAGTCTATGCGCGCTGACTGGAATTGGATGTGGAGCACAGGCACCGCAACACTCTCCTCCGGCACAAACACAATCACTTTGCCTACAACGGTAGAGACGATCGATCGTGTGTCACTGGGGGAGAGCTTTTTGCAGTCGGAGTATTACGACGATTTCGCAGATGCTTATCGCAACATCCAGAGTGGCACCCCGGCTGTTTACACGATCCGTCCTGATGGTGTGTTGGTGTTTAACGCCAAGCCTACAGAAAACAAGACGGTGACATATGAGTCTTTTAGCGCACCCGTTGCGTTGTCAGCCACTACGGATGCCCCTGGGCTTCCCGAGCGATACCATATGCTCATCGTCTATGAGGCGCTGAAAAGCTACGCCCAGTTTGACGAAGCTCCAGAGCTTGAAAAGCGTGGGTTTCTTTACTTTGAGGAGATGCTTGCCGACCTCGAGCGCGACCAGCTTGCGCGCATTGTTGCGCCAGAGTCGCTTGCGTGAGCATACAGCTCGAGTATTTCCCGGCAGCGGGCGGTCTTAACCAGGAAGCACCACCCCTCTCTCTGTCTCCTGGAGAGCTCGTAGACGTCGCGAATTACGAGTGCCTGCCTGCGGGTGGGTATCGTCGTATTTTCGGTTACACGCTGTATGACGGCCAATCAACGGCATCTCAGTCGGTGCCTGGCTCCGGCCCGGTAAAGGGCGTCCACATATACAAGGGTAACGTCTACGCGATCCGCGAAGATGGCACCAACGCCCGGATGTACAAGGCGACTTCTTCCGGCTGGACGCAAGTCAATTCGTCAAAAACATGGTCGCTGAACGGCAACTTCCAGTTTGCTAATTACAACTTTGGTGGCCAGGACGATGACGAGAAAATGTACATCGTCAACGGGGTTGATAAGGCCACAGAGTTTGATGGTTCTGTATTCACGCTAATCACCACGGGTGCGACACAAGACAACCCATCCCTGGTAGTCGGATACAAGAAGCATCTAGTCCTTGGGATCCAGTCATCGCTGCATATTTCTGCCATCGGCACCCCGGGTAGCTATGCAACATCAGGTGGTGCGGCGGAGATCGCGGTCGGTGACACGCTGACTAACCTCAAAGAGCATACAAGCGCACTGATTGTTGGCTGTGAGGACTCTACAAAGTCTCTCTACGGCTC